TAATAAATCAGGTACTAAAAATATGAAGTATCATCATAAGATTAATTTTGAAAACAAAATAGATGCTATTAAATGGTTATTTACTAATAGCGAATTATTAGATTCATGTTGTTTTGTAGTAAACGTGCATAAAGATTCTATTAGAAAAAAAATAATAGATATTATAGGTGCAGATGTTATTCATCCACTTGTGTATAATGTTTACAAACCATAATGGACATGCAACTGACAGAGCATGACGTTCATTGTATAGCTACAGCCGTCTATACAGAAGTGAACACACAATCTTTAGAAGAAAAACTAGGGGTTATTTATGTGATTGCCAATAGAGTTAGATCTAAAAGATTTGGCAAAGATGCTTGCGAAGTTGTGTATGCTCGTGGGCAGTTCATAGGAGTAGAAAACTATGTAAATGGCAAGCAAGCCAAACCCGACCAAAAAATCTTTTTAGAAACTAAATTACTTGTACTTGACACATTAGTCTTTAAGAAGTATTCTAACCCAGTCGCAAATAGCCTTTATTTCCATGATGATAGTATAGATATGAGATTTATTTGGAATAAAAAGAAAGTAGTTCACATAGGAAGGATGGTATTTTATTAATGAAACCGTTAGCATGGCTTGTAGAAGAGTTTGATAGCACAGGTAAACTTGTATGGTCTGGTCTTATGACTTCAGAACCTACAGAGCTGTCGTGGTTAAAAGACCTTAAATTAAAACTTCACAATGTTACAATAACACCATTAATTCCAGACACAAAAAATATTGTAAAAGTAACTAATGTTAAAAAATATGATAGCAAAAAACTAACGGAGGCAAATAGTGGATTATAAACCACTCACGCAAGAACAAATAATTGATGCTTATAGCAAAGTTTTTCCAACTAGATATGAGCCAATGACAATAGATAGAATGATACAGTTTGCAAGAATAATTGAACAATTACATGGGGTTAAGTATGAGTAATAGTATTGCAGTTATTACCTCAACAATAGGCAGAGAAACATTACACGATACAATTAAAAGTGTTCAAAGCCAAACAAGAAAAGCAATTCATTATGTTTTTGTTCATGGAAAGGAATTTCAAAAAAAATCTAAAGTAATTTTAGATCAATATAATGATGTTGTGTCAATATATCTTCCAAACAATAATGGTGATAATGGATATGGAATGGCTGCAGTATATGCTTTAGCTCCATTTGTAATTTCTGAAGATATTTTATGTTATTTAGATGATGATAATTTTTATGAAAAAAGTCATATACAAAAAACGGTTGGTTTAATAGAAGAAAATAATTTGGATTGGGCATACTCATTAAGACGTATTGTTGATAATGATGGTGAATACATATGCGATGATGATTGTGAAAGTTTAGGCTATTTTCCAAATACAGCAAAACAATACCTAGTAGATAACTCTTGTTATGTTGTAAAAACAAATTTAGCTAGACAAACAAGTTATAAATGGTATTATCCTATATGTTCAGATAGAAATTTTTTAAAAGGTTTATTACAGTCAAAAACAAAGTGTGGTTGTACTGGTGAAGCAACAGTAAATTACAGACTTTCTAAAGACGGTTCGTTGTCTATGTCAAAAGAAGCGTTTATAGAAAATAATAATTTTAATAAAAATAGATTTAAGGGAAATTTTGCATGGAGAAAGTCATCAACATTTATACCAGAATAGGAGTATTATGAAACCTAATTTATTTATAGCAACACCTATGTATGGGGGGCTGTGTTATGGAACTTATCTAGAGTCTATGCTAAAGCTGCAAGCATGGCTTAATGCTAAAGACATAGAGGCATACTTTTCATTTTTATACAACGAGAGCCTTATTACTAGAGGTCGCAATACTTTAGTTAATGATTTTTTAAAAAGCGACTCTACACACTTAATGTTTATTGATGCTGACATACAGTTTGAGGCAAAAGATTTATTAAAGATGATTGACTCTGACGTAGAAATTATATGTGGCTTGTACCCTAAAAAAGAAATTAACTGGGGTGGTGTGGCTTACGCCATTGAAAAGAAAGTACCACAAGATCAACTTAAATACTTTACAGGTGAGTATGTAGTAAACATGGTAGGTGATGTTAAGAAACAACTTGTGCCATTAGATAAGCCATTTGAAATTAAACATGGTGGTACAGGCTTTATGTTAATTAAGCGTGAGGTATTTGATAAACTAAAAGACAAGTGTCCGTCTTATAAACATAATATGAATGATGTCAATGACAACTCAAATATGGGCGACAATGTTGTAGAATACTTTACCACTAGCATTGACGAACAAAATCATTTGTTAAGTGAGGACTATCATTTTTGCAAACTAGCTAGAGACAATGGTATTAAGGTTTGGGGTGCAGCGTGGGCTCAACTAGGTCACACAGGTACTTATCAGTTTAGTGGCAGGTTGGTATGACGTGGAACTATAGAATATTTAAACGAGCTTCTGAAAATGAACCTGAATGTTATTACGCATTAAATGAAGTCTTTTATGAAAGCAAAACTAATAGACCTATGGCGTTTAGTGATGAAGATGTAATTGTAGGTAGTAGCCCTAAAGAAATTATAAAGATTTTAGAAATGATGTTAGCTGATGCTAAGAAAGATAGATCGATACTAACGGAAGAAGATTTTAAAGCAAAAAATGGTATAATTTCAAAATAGTTGTAAATTTTAAAAGGAGAATCACATGGATAATGTAAATCATCCAAAGCATTACTTGGTAGGTGGGTTAGAGGCAATAGATATTATTGCTAGTCGTTTGACAAAAGAAGAGTTTATTGGATACCTTAAAGGTTCTAAATTGAAGTATGATTTAAGATACCCATTTAAAGGTAGACCACAAGAAGATTTAGCTAAATCTGAATGGTATAAAAATAAATTGGTAGAAGTATTAAAGGATGAAGTTGTTATTAATCCGCCTGAATTAGAGGCTATGTTAGGAAGGGTTGATGATGAATAAAGTATATATAATTTTTGTGATTGTATTGGCTGCTATAGCTCTGTATTCAACAGAAAAAGCTATGGCAGACTCTACTACTGTTGTTAGTCCAGATGGACATATAACAATATGCACTAGAGTTAAGGATGTAGTTATTTGTTCTTAGTCGTCTAGTTCTGGTACTTCAGAATATACGGAAAGCCCATCACCACTAATTTCGATGTGGCTTCCGTCATCTAGTACTATAATAAGCACATCTTCACCATAGTAGGATTCTGCTTCTACTATCATTTTACCTACGATATGCTCACATAATTTTTCTATATTCATAATTTTCCTTAAATGCTGATAACGGACTCTTTGGACAACTGTTCCGCTTTCGCTGCTCGACTCCATGTCCCACAATGCTGGCATTGAAACCTCTGATAATGTCTAGTTGTAGTAATAGAAGTACCACGCTTTTGTAGTTTGTTAGAACCGCAATTTGGACAACAAACACTTGCGGAATACGCATTATGATTAGGATGGTGTTTAATCCAACCCTTAAACTTATCATAAACCTTTTCTAATAACACAACATCGTTTTTATTGTACTCTTCCATAATTTTCCATGCCTTACGATCATCATTCATACACTTGACCCATAAAGCATGTCCTTCATGTTCTGTCTTACCACCTAATCCTAAAGCCTGTGCAACATAATCTAATTTGTTAGAAACAAACCTAAACTGTCTTCTTGCTACTTGTAATAAATCTATCTGTTTGGAGGGCGCTGGAGGTGGCATACCAGAGAGTAAGAACTCTTTGTGTAGTATGGGTATGTCAAACCTAGAACCGTTGTAGTGAACGATGGCATCAGCTTCGTCAAGAAGTTTATGCACAGAGTCTAGCATTTTTTGTTTGCCAGATTTTTGAATAGAGTCAAACATAATTTTAGATTCACCATACCACTTGGCTGCGTAGCACAAGGTGTAAGATGATTCTAGTAATTGGTTGATAGAGATGTTCTGGTCAAAGATACCCCAGACATGAGCAGTATTTGGTGCTACTTCAATATCAATAAGTAAAATTTTCATAAGAACCTTTAATTATGAGTTTACTTATTATACACCAAGAAATAGTTGTTTCTCGTCTAATCTACGTTTTTGTAAACCTTTTAATATTTTACCACCAGCTCTACAATATTTAACTAGCGATTCCATAGCTTGTTCTTTATCGCCTCGTAATAATGCTTGACGAATGGTGCTTCTCTGAAAGCAACCAAGCCCCAAATTGAAACAGAAAGAAAGAATAGCGTCAAATTCATGCTGTTTAAGTTGCACGTTAGGTAGCATCTTAGATATTCCCAGCTCAAAGCGACTGAGGTCTGATTTAAGAATTCCATCTATTTCCTCGTTAGTAAAAGTTCTGTTCCATGATGCTGGCAATGTTTTACCATCACCTATTAAA